GCGCGTTCTCTCTTCAGGCGCTTTGTTGTGGCGGAACGAAGATCCGGCCCATATCGGTCTGGCCGTGGATCAAATGGATGGAGGCATTCTCCATCGTTTTCTCTCGTTCAAACCAGTCATACGGGCGATGCAGCCACTGCATGAGAAAGGCTCGGATGGTGACGCTGTGACTGACGATCACCAACTGGTTGATGCCTTTCTTGTCGTAGTCCCGGTGAAAGGTACCGAAGGCCTGATGTACGCGCACTGCTACATCGAAGCGACTCTCGCCCAATGGCATGCGCGCCCAGAATTTCCCCTCGAATTCGACCTGTTTGTTGTAGTGCGCTGCTTCGTTCGGTAATACGTCGGGCAACTGCTCTTCTGGGATGCCATCGAACAGTCCGAATTGTTGCTCGACGAGGTTGATGTGTTCCCTGCGATCGAACTCGACCTTGTGTCGATGACTGTCGTCGAATGTCGATGCCACCGCCTCGATGCCACGAATCACCTCGTCGGCTGTCTGTCGCGTGCGGGCATAAGGCGACACCCAGAAGCGCGTCTTCGTGTCGCTGGTGTTGTGATCAAGGAAATATCGTCCGAGCCATTCTCCGGACGCATAGGCCTGTTGCCTGCCGAGTTCGGTCAACGGAATTGCATGGTCCGCCAACTCAAAATGCTTGCGTTTGTCGATGTTGCCGGCGGATTCGCCGTGCCGGATGAAGAACAATCGCAGCGGGGTCATTCGTCCACCCTGAGCGAGGGAGGGCGGCCGAGCGTCACGGGCGCGGGCGTCAACGGATCAACGGGCATTGCTCGCAACTCCTGCGTAAGAGAAGGCCGAAAAGAGGCCGGGCCGCCGACGTCCAGGCGCTCAAGGCCGCAAGCAGGCCACCCGCGCACTCCCTCGGCGGCGCCAGTAATTCTAACCCAGCCCCTCTCTGTGCTTTTTGCCGGGGCTGCCTACGGCGGCGGCTCCTTGCCGAATGAGCGCTTGCCTTCCGGCTTCGGTACGAAAAACCATTGCAAATCAATCACCTATCGGTTGGAAAATAAAAAGTCCGTTTTCCAACCGCTTTTCCACCTGCTTTCCAACCGTCGGATGCATAACTTGCGTGTCGCCCGCTGCCACCGCAGCACGACGAGAAGCACGACATGCAAGACCGCACTTCCGCGCAAGGCGTCTCCGACGATGCCCGCGCCTTCGATGAGAACCAGCTCGCCCGGCGTTGGGACATCTCCCACCGCACGCTGCAGCAGTGGCGCCGGATGGGGATCGGCCCCGTCTACCTGAAGCTCGGCAATCGCGTCAGTTACCGTCGCGAGGACGTCGAGGCCTACGAACGCCAGGCGCTGCGCCGCGGCACCGGCGAACGCGCGTTCGCGTGAGGACGACGATCATGACCGACCTCACCTTCCTGTCGGCCGGCTTTGCCGACCAATCTCTCGCCGAACTGTCCGTCGCCCAACTGGCGGCGCTCTCCCCCCAACAGAAGATCGTCCTCGCCCGGCAACTGGAGCAGGCCGGCGATTGGCTCAAGCAGGTCAAGACCCGCTTCGACGCCGCGCTGGAGCAGACCTACGGTGATCGCATCCGCACCGCGCGAAGCGATGGCGGCAAGGACTTCGGCGTCGTCCACGTCGCCGACGGCGATCTGCGCCTCACCGTGGATGTCTCCAAGCGCGTGACCTGGGACCAGGCGCAACTGGCGACGATCGCCAAGCGCATCGATGCCGCGGGCGAGTCCGTCGAGGAATTCATCGACGTGAGCTACAGCATTTCCGAATCGCGCTTCCAGAACTGGCCGTCGACGCTGCGCTCGCAGTTCGAGGCCACGCGCACCGTCAAGCCCGGCAAGCCGACGTATCGGCTGACGCAGGCAGGGGAGGGCTGAGATGACGCTTCCCATCATCGGCGCCGATCAGCGCATGTCCGAGCGCCGCGGCGTGAAGGGCGTGCTGATCGGCAAATCCGGCATCGGCAAGACCTCGCAGTTGTGGACCCTCGACGCAGGCTCGACCCTGTTCCTCGATCTGGAGGCGGGCGACCTCGCGGTCGAGGATTGGGCCGGCGACAGCCTGCGCCCGCGCACTTGGAGCGAGTGCCGCGACCTGGCGGTGTTCATCGGCGGCCCGAACCCGGCGCTGCGCGACGACCAGGCGTACAGCCAGGCGCACTACGCCGCCGCCTGCGCGCGCTACGGCGATCCGGCGCAGTTGGCGAAGTACCACACGTTGTTCGTCGACTCGATCACCGTCGCCGGTCGGCTCTGCCTGCAGTGGAGCAAGGGCCAGCCGCAGGCGTACTCCGACAAGACCGGCAAGCCTGACATGCGCGGCGCCTACGGCCTCATGGGCCAAGAGATGATCGCGTGGCTCACGCACCTGCAGCACACCCGCGGCAAGAGCGTGTGGTTCGTCGGCATCCTCGAGGAGAAGATCGACGACTTCGGCCGCCGCCTGCTGCAACTGCAGATCGACGGCAGCAAGACCGGCCTCGAACTGCCGGGGATCGTCGATGAAGTCGTCACGATGACCGAGATCGCGGCCGACGACGGCACCGCATACCGCGCCTTCGTCTGCCACACCCTCAACCCGTGGGGCTATCCGGCCAAGGACCGCTCCGGCCGGCTCGATCTGATCGAGGAACCGCACCTCGGCCGCCTGATGCAGAAGATCGCCGGCAGCGCGCGCCCCGCGCTCGAACGGCTCGACTTCACGCGCCCCGCGACCACGACCACCACCACTTCGCACGCGCCGGCTGTTGCCGCGCAGGAGACTCCATGACCGTCTGGAACGATTTCAACGACGCCGAACAGCAGCAGACTTTCGACGTCATCCCCAAGGGCACCGTCGCCTGGGTACGGATGACGATCAAACCCGGCGGTTACAACGATCCCTCGCAAGGCTGGACCGGCGGCTGGGCGACGCGCAGCGACGAGACTGGCGCGATCTACCTGGCCTGCGAGTTCGTGGTGCTGGAAGGCCCGTTCGCCAAGCGCAAGCTGTGGTCGAACATCGGCCTGTACAGCCCGAAAGGACCGACCTGGACCGGCATGGGCCGGAGCTTCCTGCGCGCGATGCTCAACTCCGCGCGCAACGTCCGACCGGAGGACAACTCGCCGCAGGCCGCCGCCGCACGGCGCATCCAGGGCTTCCACGAACTGGAGGGCATCGCCTTCGTCGCGAAGATCGACATCGAGCGCGACGGGCGGGGCGATGCGAAAAACATCATCAAACAGGCGGTGGAACCCGGACAGCCGGACTATCCGCCGGGCGCGCCGCCCGCGGCCGGTGCGGCGGCCCGCGTGGCCGCGCCGGCTGCGACGCACGTCGGGCCGGCAGCCCCGACCGGCCGCCCGACGTGGGCGCAGTAAGGCCCGCTCGTGCGGTGCTGGGCCTGCGGCCAACCGGCGCGCGGGTTCGGTCACCTTGACCTGAGACACCCGCCCGCCGATCCACGGCGTTACCCGCACCGCTGGGCCTTCTGCTCGCGCCGCTGCCAGGACGCCTTCCACCAACTCTACGACACCCGCCGCCGGCACGAGCCGGCGGCGCTGGAGGAGCTTGTTCCCGTGACTCTGCCCCTGTCCCCCGATGCCCAGCGCGCCTGCCTGCTCGCGCTCGGCAATGCCGCCGACGCGGTTGGCTTCGCCGTGCCGCTGGCGCAGTACTCGCAGCGGCAGGCGCTGCACGTCATCGATGCGGTGATCCACGCCTACGAACGCCAGCAGCACCAGCAGTCCCGCGCGCTGCGCGGACTGCCGCCGCTGGACGATTTCGAAGATTCCGAAATTCCCTTCTGAGGCCGAACGATGCTGGATTTCAACTCATCGTCGACCGAGTCCGGACGCCTCGAAGCGTTGATCGACATCGGCCTGCAGCAGGCGCGCGCGGCCGAGCCCCGGCGCACTTATCTCGGTGCATCGCGGCTGGGTGTGGCCTGTTCGCGTGCGCTGCAGTACGAGTATGCCGACGCGCCGGTCGATCCCGGCCGTGACACCGACGGCCGCATGCTGCGGATCTTCGAGCGCGGTCACGTGCTCGAGGAGAGCATGGTCGCCTGGCTGCGCGGCGCCGGTTTCGATCTGCGCACGCGCCAGGACGACGGCACGCAGTTCGGCTTCTCCGCGCTCGATGGGCGGCTCAAGGGGCACGTCGACGGCGTTTTCGTCGGCGGCCCCGAGGGCTACGACTACCCGGCGCTCTGGGAGTGCAAATTCCTCGGCGCGAAGGCCTGGCGCGAACTGGAAAAGAACAAGCTCGCCGTCGCGAAGCCGGTGTATGCCGCGCAGGTCGCGATGTATCAGGCCTATCTCGACCTTCACGCGAATCCCGCGCTGTTCACCGCGATCAACGCCGACACGATGGAGGTTTACGCCGAGCGCGTGCCCTTCGACGGCCAGCTCGCGCAGCGGATGTCCGATCGCGCGGTGCAGATCGTGCTCGCCACGGATGCCGGCGAGCTGCTGCCGCGCGGCTTCTCCGATCCCACCCACTTCGAGTGCCGGTTCTGCGCCTGGCAGGACCGCTGCTGGAGATCCGCATGACCCCCGATGTCCTACCCGATTGCAACGCGCCGATGGTCGCCGCGCGCACCGCGCACCAGGCGCTGCGCATTCCGATGCAGTGGCTCAACAACAAGGTCGAGCGCAGCGCGCGCGGCGTGCCGCACTATCGCATCGGCCATCTGGTCCGGTTCCGGCTCAGCGAACTGGAGCAGTGGCGCGATCGCCACGCGGCCGTGATCGCACCGCGACTGGAACAGGCCGATGCCGCAACGGTCGTCGTCTCACCGCCGCCGGTCGCCACGGATTTCAACGGCGTGAACTGGCACCGCCGCGAAGGGCTCGCCGAGATCTTTGTGCGCCGCCACAGCAACGACTGCCGTTACAGCGCGCGCCAGCGAAGCTGGTTCGTTCGCACCGATCAAGGCTGGCACCGGGACGATACGCTTGTCGTGTTCGACCGGGTGCGCGGCATTTGCCGTGAAGCCGCTGATCGCGCCCGGACAGAACAGGCACGGCGCTGGTTCGCCAGTGCCACGACGGTCGCGGCCGTGGAGCGGATCGCGCGTCTGCGCGCGGATGCGATGCCGGCCGGCGAGGGGAGCGCGCAGTGACGCATCCGTCTCTGGACTTCAACGATGTTCCGCAGGTCGCCGCGCCACGCGACGGTCGGGACGAGATCCGCGCGCAACTGCTCGATCGTCTGGAATCGGTGCTGACCGCGCTGTTCCCCGCCGGCAGAAAGCGGCAGGGCAAGTTCCTGATCGGCGACGTGCTCGGCAGTCCCGGCGACAGCCTGGAGGTGGTGCTCACCGGCGAGAAGGCGGGTCTGTGGACCGACCGCGCCAACAATACCGGCGGCGACATCTTCGACCTGATCGCGGCGCACTTCCGGATCGATGCACACGCCGAGTTTCCGCGCGTGCTGGACGAGGCGGGTCGCTTGCTCGGACGTGCGTCCGCGATGCCGATCGCGAAACCGAAAAAATCGCCGCCGATCGACGACCTCGGCCCGGCGACCGCGAAGTGGGATTACCTCGACGCCGACGGCCAGTTGATTGCGGTGGTGTACCGCTACGACCCACTGGGCGGCAAGAAGGAGTTCCGGCCGTGGGACGCCAAGCGCCGCAAGATGGTGCCGCCGGAGCCGCGGCCGTTGTACCACCAGTCCGGGATCGCGACCGCGGACACCGTCGTCCTGGTCGAGGGCGAGAAGTGCGCGCAGGCGCTGATCGACGCCGGCATCGTCGCGACCACCGCGATGCATGGGGCGAACGCGCCGGTCGACAAGACCGATTGGTCGCCGCTGGCCGGCAGGACGGTCGTCCTCTGGCCCGACAAGGACAAGCCCGGCTGGGAGTACGCCGAGTGCGCCGCACAGGCGATTCTGGCCGCGGGCGCGCATGGATGCCGGATTCTCTATCCGCCGGAAGACAAACCCGAAGGCTGGGATGCGGCCGATGCGATCGCCGACGGTTTCGATGTCGCTGGATTTCTGGTCGCCGGCCCATGCACGCCTGTCCGTTATGCGGGCGATCTTCTGGCGACGCAGACCGCGCAGGCGGGCGATCCTGTGGCCGGGCACGGCCTGTTCGAGGATCTGGACTGGACCTCGGAAGCCGGATTGGCGCGGGCGTTCACCCGGCGCAACGGCCAGGACTGGCGCTACTGCGCACCGTGGGGCAAGTGGCTGGCCTGGACAGGCACGCGGTGGAACGCCGACCAGCGCCTGTACGTCATGCACCTGGCGCGCGAAATGTGCTGCGCGGCGGCGCTGATGTCGAAGTCGCCGCCGTTGAGTCGCCGGCTGGCCAGCGCCGCCTCGATCGCCGCGGTCGAGCGGATCGCACGATCGGAGCCCGAACTCAGTTCGATCCCGGACGAGTGGGATGCGAACCTCTGGGCACTGAATACGCCGGGCGGGGTCGTCGATCTGCGCAACGGCCGATTGGCGGCGCATCGGCGCGAGGATGCGATGACCCGAATCGCCACGGCGACGCCGCGCGGCGACTGCGCCCGCTGGCGCGCGTTCCTTGGCGATGTGACCGGCGGCGACGCGGAGTTGCAGGCGTACCTGCAGCGGATGGCCGGCTACTGCCTCACCGGGGCGACCAGCGCGCACGCGCTGTTCTTCCTGTACGGCACCGGCGCGAACGGCAAGTCGGTGTTCGTGACCGCACTGGCGACGATCCTTGGCGACTACGCGACCAACGCGCCGATGGATCCGTTCATGGAAGCGCGCGGCGATCGCCACCCGACCGATCTGGCCGGACTGCGCGGCGCGCGCTTCGTCGCCTCGGTCGAAACCGAACAGGGCCGGCGCTGGAACGAGTCGAAGGTCAAGGCGATTACCGGCGGCGACAAGGTCTCAGCGCGCTTCATGCGGCAGGATTTCTTCGAGTACACCCCGCAGTTCAAGTTGGTCATCGCGGGCAATCACAAACCGGCCATCCGCAACGTCGACGAAGCGATGAAGCGGCGCATGCACCTGATCCCGTTCACGGTGACGATCCCGCCCGAACGCCGCGATCCGAAGCTCACCGAGAAGCTGCTCGCC